AAGCAGTATTCGGTGGAATTGCAAAAATCATATCATCCATCGGAAAAATAATCAAAGTTGTTTCTGGTGCTATTGTAAATCTAATGGAAGGAATCACAGAGAACCTAATCAAACTAACAAAAGTTCCGTTCATGGACTATATAAAATTAGCAGGAGCATTCGTTGCCCTTGGAGCAGGATTATTCTTCTTTGGTACAACGAGTTATGTAGCAATCCCAGCACTACTAGCCCTTGGAGTAGCATCTCTTGGATTAGCACAACTTCTAAAGGTATTACCAGCAGATCAAATGTCACTAATGGCCAAAGGTTTTCACCAATTAGCTAAAGCAGTAAAACACTTTGGACTCAATTCCCTATTCCTAGGCCCGGCAGTAGGATTACTAACTGCCCTGAGCATGATACCCTTTGCAAATAAACTAATAGATATTGCACTTCTTAAAGGTAAAGTAACAAGAGATTCATCACCAGAAGTATTCAAAGCTGATACAATGGTTGTAGGATCAGTAAGAGGAGCTGCTAGTCAAGCCCTAATGTCTGGATCAGATAGAGCTATGCAAGCAAGAATAGAGAACGATTACCAGGCAGAAAAAAGTGGTGGTAATAATAATATCACCACCACTGCTGTTAGTAACAATGAAACCTTCAACATCTTAAAGCAAACTGCTCAAGATGTAGGTCTACAAAATTCTATAATTAGTGTAGTACACTAACCATTAGCTAACTTTTCAAAATAAGAAACAGTATCACCTTTAGAATCAGAATCGTCAGTAGTCGTATACTTATCGTCAACCTCTACTGTACTAATAGATTCTGATTCTTTAGTATCAAAACTAGGTTTACCTTCCCAAGGCAATTTTACATCCTCAGCCGTATCAATCTTAGGTTCAACCGAATCACCACTCAATCCCAATACGCGAGTCATCTTGGTTTTTAGTTCCTCATAAGTCTTAAATCTACCACCATCAGGATCAGTAAATTCAGTCAACTTATACTGCTTATTCCAAAGAGCTTCCATTTCTTCATCGGTATCTAACAATTGACGTGGTTTATCAAATTCTGATTTATCATAGTTGACAAATCCATCATATCGACGAACCTTCAATTTGAAGTCAGCACCTTCCCATAGATCAAAACAATAGATCGGCTCTTCATCTTTAAATTCTGGATACATAATCTCCATAATTTTATCATGAATTCGTTTGCCATACTGATATAACCTGACTTGACCTTCACTCTCTGGTCGTGCTGGATCTTCCAATACTAAAATGTTAGACACATAGCGAAGACGACGCTTCTGTTTACGTGCTTGTTCCTTACCTGCTTCCGTACCATTGTTCCACAACTCTGTATTAAATTCTGATACAGGATCTTGCTTACCAATAGTAGTCAAACTATTCTCAATATACCATCCACCCGGGCCTTGAAATCCGTGATCCCAAAACTTAGCCCATGGTAAATCTTCACCTTCTGCTGGTGGTAAAAACCTAATTACTGCATATCCGTTATCCGACTTATCACGTTGAACATTCCACATTCTATCATCACCAAACCCACGTTCTTGGTTCTGTGACTTCTGGATTTCGTCTGTTAGTTTCTGAATGTGCTGCTTTCGATTCGTTCTTAAACTGTTAAAACTCATATTCTTGTATCCTTGTATTACTGTATAATTGTATTTTTCAATATTGTTGTATACTTGTGTATATCAATATCTAAGAACTTAACATACTTCAGACATCGTTTCTCTATATCAGGCCACCGATAAGTATCATCTAACTCACGATTGAACTGCGGAAAAAAGTCCAAAATATGATTCATAATCACAAATGTTTCAGTCGAAACATCTTCTCGATAAAACGATTTCAAAACCATTGGATCTTGACCATCGCTAATTATAAATAATTTGTCAAAGTGACTCACACTGTTAATCAAATCAGTTACTTCACTGGTAAATCTATACGTTATACTTTGCATTCGTTTCTTCCACTCTATGTGGATTGTAGCACCATCCGAAATATACAAACCGCCGTATGAATCACCATTGACAAAATTTGAGAGAAAGTATTCTACTACTTCCTCATCCGTATACTTTTCACCAAGCTTGGTGAAAAGCCACCTATCTTTACGTTTATAAAACGTCTCTGGCTTAACTCTCACTCTACCATTACTACGAAAATAATCATAGCCTTTAGAAGTGAAATGTTGTTTCAATGCCATATAAGCAACATAGGTTTCTAACGCATCCATCAAATAGGTAGTACTCCACCTCTAGGGAGAAAATTCAATTGAACTGCTTCAGCTTCAAGTTTCTCTTTAAGATTGTTCGTAATTAAACTATCCACAATATTAAGTTCAATATCATGTTCACCGCAATAATAAATAATAGAATCAATATACGAAATGTCAAAAGTCTTTCGTATTTCCTCAACAGCTGAAGTAAATCTAGTTTGATTCTGAATCACCTGCTCCATTAACTGTTCTTCCACTGACAATGTTTCGTCTGTAGTCCTAATAGTACTTTTAGGAGTCGATGTTATATCTCCGTATATATCTAAATCCGGCATATTCCAAAATTTCCTATATCCAATCCTTTGTTTTAAATCAGCTAGCTGTTCCTCAGTCATCAATACTCTCATACATTTCTACTTTGAAGGTATACCGCACGCCATCTATTTCTACCTCACACCAATAGGTAGCATACGGTATACTGTAGTATATCATCCTTGTAAAAGTTGTAATACATTCGCAGATAACTGTTGTGCTTGAGCCATCAATGCGATTGCTGTTTGTTGTTCAATTCTATAACTAGTCAATTTAGCCATTTCCGATGCTTCATCAAAATCATTGATAGTCGCAACAGATTCTTCATTCATACTAATCATACGATTCATATGAGAAATAGTAAAATCAAATCTTTCGATCTTAGCCAACTGATTAGATCGTTCACCTTCCAAAGTTGCAAGAGCAGCTTCCAATCGAGTCACTGCATCCTCAGCATCAGCAACAGTATCCAATTTAGATACGGCTACTGCACCACCATTAGCATCGGTATAAGCACCAAGTTGTATTCCTTCTAATGTAAGATCACCTAATACAACACTAACTGTCTGATCAACACTAACACCATCAATGATAAAACTTTTGGTTCCAAAAGTACCATCAATCAATTCCGTACCATCATATTCTGTATTTTTAGCAACATAATCAATCTCTTTAGCCAACTCATTGTATTCATCCATCAATGCCTGACGTTGTGTTCCTGTCAACTGATCATCCTGTGCTTCGGCTGCAACCTCTTTCATCTTATTGACAACAGCTGTGATAGCATCAGTTCCAGCGAGTGCTGACTCTAACAAATCTTGATTTTGTTTGACCACTTTGTTTGCTGTCTGTAAGGTATGAATAGTATTGTTAATCCTACCAACCTTAATTCTATCAGCAGATCCAAGATCTGCTGTTCCAGACGCCAACCTTGACATCGTTTCCTCAACCATTCTTGTCGCTTCCTGATACCTACCCAACGTTTTCGCTGTCAATCCACTTAACATACAATTTACCTCTTTCATTTTCCATTATGCTTTAACATCTAAGTTAGAACCCCATTTCCGTGGAGCCATAACATTTGAAGTTTCCGATTTAGAAACCTCATGCTTATTCCTTTCATGAGTAGATATTTGAGTTTTCATATGAGTTCTAGCTAACTGTTTAGCTGACTGAACTTCTTGGAATACTCTATAATAATCCATCGCACTCATTTTCTTTACGCCATACGTGTCTATCATAGATCCTTCTCCTTGTCGATATATTCATTAAACATTATGGTCAAAGATTCCGAAATCCATTTAGCAATAATATCTGGATCTTCGGTTCCTAAATATTTCACAATTCTATCATAAATTTCATCCTCTATTTCAAGTTCTACTTCTTCAAACTGTTCTTCATTCATAATATATCTCCAACATCGTGCCGACCAATTGTATCATATCGGAAGATCGGCTTTCCTTACCATATTCGCTTTGGGTACGGTGGGAATATGGGTTTCTTTTCGTCCTTAATACATACACTATATTAGACGTATGCCAGCCGAAAAGGTTTAGGTTAATTTCGTTTTTCTCTAATTTTTTTCATTAAATCTGCTTGCCATTCTAATGGTTTCATATCTTCTATTTTAGGTTCTGCTTCAGGTGGACTAGTAGCATATTTTGATTCCTTTTTCCGTTTCCGTTCAGAAACAATTTTCTCAACATATTCTTTATGATCATCCTTATTAATCTCATCCTGTTCTGCATAAATATCCTGAACAGCTATACCCACTCTAGCTATTTTCAACAATATTGAAAATACAGTAACCGCAGCAGTTCCACCCATAACCATAAACACATTTTCACCAAGACCTTCAAATTCACTTAATATAGGAAGTGCTAAAGCAAACAACGAATGTAGACCACCAAATCTAAGCCATTCGCTGTCGTGAGTTTCCTTAATTCGTTTCTTGAGAAGTTCTTCAGACATATCATTTTTGTCGTTTTGTCCTTCGTCTAATAGTCTTTCGTCCATTCATAGGTCTACGAGGCGTTATAGGTTTTACTGGTGCCTGTCTTTCAATTTTATCATAAAGTCTTTTGGGAATTTTGCGAGGAGATATACGCCCCCTCAAATCCTGATATGGAATATATCTATACGGCTCATCGTACCACATACCATCCCACCGATACAGAGGCCTAGGCCTATATCTAGGAACATAGACATATTCTACATAGCCATCTACTCTAATAATAGTATCAATAGGTTCATATCTTAATGGAATAGGCCGGTGATAAATCACCGGCACACATCCAACAAAAATACTAACACATAGTAGAAAGGTCGCCTGTTTGACAATCTTCTTCAAGATCTTCAAGGGAAACACCTCTAATAACATCACGTAATCTTTCCAATCCTTTAGCATGTATTACCCAATCATTAAGGTAAGCACGCTCTTCTTTTTCCATAACTTCTGTTATCATCTCAATGACAGTAATACTATCCTGAGTTGGATGTTCAGATCTAATATTATCAATCATCTTATCATAATTATTATGCTCATCAACTAGATATAAACCTTGACCATCCATATAAACATAAGCCATAAACTCGGAAACACTACAATTAACACCTTGTAAATGTTTCGCAACCGTTTCTCTCAATGCATCTTTATCGTCTAAATATACTGGCATAAGTTACCCCTTATGAAGTCTCAGCAACGTCAACCTTATCAGCATCCTTTTCTTCTATGAATAGATGACGGAGTGATTTACGTTGACGTTCCTTGCGACGTTCCTGTGCATCATAATAATCCGAGCCATCATAGATAAATTGTAGTTCATGATGCTCGAAAAACTCGTATAATCTCGATGGATGCGTACCAAAACCCATCCACGTCATAACATCAATACCGAAACCTAACTGAATATTCGTAATACGTGAACACAAACCTAACAATGTTCCATTACCATGAAATACACCACCACCTGAGTTACCAAAGATAGATGGAGCATTATACATAATATAAGACTTCTGGTCAATCATCTCTCGCAGATATGTCAATTCACCCTTATTAGAAAAAGGATCATGTAACAAGCTACATCCACTTGTCCATACCTCATCAAATAATTGTAGATTATCAATATCATCTTTCGGATAGACTGACGCAATATGCTCTTGTGGTCTTGAATTATGTAACTTAACAGCTGCAAGATCATGTCCTTTATCATAAGCAATTATCTCAGCCTGTGAACTATTGGCCGATGAAATTTTAGAACCATCATAGTCAAAAACTTCTACAGAAACTTCTTCCATAATGTCCTTTTTAATTTCCCTTTTAAGTAGTGAATCCCATTCATCCTTAACCGAAATGGAACCATCAATAACGTGCTGACAAGTCAATACAATATTAATATGTTTTCCACTATCTTCTGGATCTGGTTCACTATATACCAAAACACCCGAACCTCCAGCTTTACCAGCTTTTACTCTGGTTACTGGATACAATACCTTATCATGTAATTCATTTTGATTCATATCAATCACCTTTTTTATAATTATCTATCAATGCTAATAATGGTTCCGCCCATGTATCTCGTTTTTCCCGAAATACCTGTACTTTCTTCTGTTGTTCGTTTGCATATTCAGGAGTCCATCTCCTGATATTTAGTTCAGCATCACCTGGCAACGGCTCAACCGAAACCAAAACTACTAAACTATCCACTGGCATTCCCGTCAATTCTTCCCACATAATAGAATAAGCACAAGACTGCATAAAGTAATCAGAAATCCATTCCCACTTTTTAAGTTTTCGTGAACTCTTAAAATCTATAACAGAAGTTACTCCATCCCACTCTGCAATACAATCTACTGTTCCTGCCAAGCCAAGATGATGCGAAAATAAACGTTCTTCCAATCCATAAATATCTGTGATATTTTCTATGAGTTGACCTTTCATAACATTAAACATTTCTAGGGAATCGGGTTTAACCCGTTCCCCCTTATCTGTTTTTGTATGATCTTCGCCCCTAAGAAACCTTTCAGCTATGTCATGCATTCTAGTACCACGACTGGACGCAGTATTCATAATGTAATCAGCTTTATCATCACCAACTCTTTCCCGCCATTCCTTCAAACCCTGTTTCTTGCTCGGTAAAGAACCTGTAACCCTAGTTACTGATGGATATTTTTCACCATCACATAAATAATATCTCTTTCCGCCTTTAGGATTTTTCTGTTCAATCTTAGGCAATTCTACAGGTGGCCCTACAAATCGAAACATCTACGAATCCACCCCCGAATGAACTTAACCTGAGCAGTACGTTTCGTATACTTAGCTCCATCGTAAACCAAATTCCAATAAAATCCAGAACGTTCAACTCTCAGTTCCCAATCTTGAAGTTTAGATGCAGCTCGAATAGTATTAGGGCCAATACCGCCATCTACATCAATCTGATTATCTGGTTTACGTTTATTGTTACAAGCCTGTTGCAAAATCTTTACTGCTCCACCTTGACCATGATTCACACACATATCAAAATAGGTCTGACGAATTTCCGGCGGAAGTCTTTCAGCCTTAGATGGTTTCCAATATTTTTCAAAATAAATCTCTTCCGCAACTTCCTGTGTCATACTCTTGATTTCTTCTTTATCACAAGAATAGCCAACATACGCTTCATAGACCTTTTGTGTAACACCCCAATTAGTAGCTCCGCCTCGATCATCTGGATCATCTACATATCCACCCTCATGTTTCAAAACCACTTTGATAATGTCATCAAATTCAGTCAACTTTTCTTCACTCATATTATACCTCAGTTATATTTTCAGTATACCGAACATCCTTTTCAGCGCCCGGCATACCTTTTGTTATATTCTTCAAATGATTCTGGAAAGCTGGATCAGGTTTCTTTATTCCCAATCTTACAGGATCACCAATCGCCGGAGCTCCTACCATCAAAATGATAGTGAGCTCGTCACATTCTGTACACGTATGTTTAGTAGGTTCAAGTCGATCAGCAATAGAAAACTGTTGATCTGGATAAATCCGACCACAACTCTTACATTTATAATCGTAATAAGGCATTATTCTATTCCAAATTCCTCATCGTCTAATTCCTCTGTCTTGATATTCATATCAAGAACACGTTCCTCATCTTCGCCGTCATCTCCCAACTCAATATCAACTTCACGACCAGTAAGTGCTTCAATAATTTCCTCAATTACTGCTTCAGTTACTTCCTCAATAATATCATCAATAAGAGAGCTTTCACGAACAGCTTCAATAACAGGTTCAACAACCCTTTCAATAATGCCATCCAGAAGTCCATCATCCGCACCAATAGCATCCAGTACTTTTTCTACTACACCATCAGTCAATCCCGATCCCAAATTCTGTAACGATGCTAATCTCTTTCTCAATCTTGCCATAATATATTTACCTCAACTCATTAATTAAATAAAATCTAAACTCTTTTTCGGATTTCTTATTATCAGTCTTCTTAGACTGTACTACAGGTTTTACTTTCTTTGGCATTAACCAAGACCATATAACCTTTTCAACTCTCTGGACTCTCATTTATGACGCCTTCTTCTTTGATTATGTGTAGCTACCCAATTTAGTGCCAATGGTTTACTCTGCATAGCTGTAACAAATTCATCAGTACTCTTTTCTCTAACCACATACATCTTAACTTTTCTACTGAACCATTCCTTTTTGACTTTATAACAGTCGTCAGGAGGCTCAGGTTCTTCTGGTAGTATCATATTTCTTCTCCTTGTAATGTAATAGTATTTATCAATCCGTATCCTTTGCATTATTATTTTTTGATGGAGGGCCGTTTCCATTTCCATTTCCGTTTCTACCGCTAATAGTGAAGTTCCTAATATCAAAGAAACTACTAACAGCTCCACCCACAATACCAATCAGAACCAAAAGGATACGTTCAAAGAAAGCCATCTCTCTTTCTATTGTTGTCTGCTTGGTAAACCATCCGACCAGAACCAATGCACCCATCATCATAATCAAAGAAATTACACCCCAAAATACACTCTTTAATATTCCATGCTGGGCTGACAACTTCTCATGCATTGCAAGTTGTTGGGTAGTATCCATATGACTATTCTGCGAATACTCTAACCTATCCTCTACATCAATCGCATGCGAAGTTAGTTCCTCTATTTCTTTTTTGAGTAGAAGTATTAGTTCATGATCATTTTCAACCTTATCCTTTAAATCTTCTGTCATTTTCTACCCTTTCCATAACAATGCTTACAGTACTCAATATCATCCTTTAAAAAGTAAGCCACCCATTGCTCAACATCTTTATAAGGAATCGTATATCCCTTACGATTGACACTATCGTAGACATTCTGAACATACCACTGCAAAGGCATATTGGAAAATATGTCTCGATAGGTAAGTGTACATTTATGTACCACTTGCTGTTCACTAACATAATCTGTGTGATGTCTGCTATCATTGTTCATTTCCTTAACGCCTTCCATGATACAGGAAATTCAGCTGACGATATTTCATCAATTTGGTCTGTAATGAGTCTGGTTTCTAATTGTGCGTCTGGTTTACATCTTAGATTACAGACCCTAGCAAAAGCCATTAGGGTTCCTGACCAATACCATTCTGTTTTCATAGACTGTGGTAAAATCATCCGAGCTTGTTCAGGACATATATTCAATGCATTGACCCAATACAAATATTTATTTCTTGCATCAAGACAAAGATTATCATACGCAATACTAGGATCATCTACAGTATCACCTTCCCATACCTCATCACTACTTCCCTGCTTCTTATCTTCAGCCTTCAATCTCCATTCTTCTGGTTTATAAAATTCTGGTTCCGAGTCCACATACCTTCTGCTTATCTCATTCCAGACCAATCCGACCTGATGTTTTACCAACTGCCTAGCAACAAATACTGGAGCCACGACATGAAACTGTAAACTACAGTGGCCAAAAGGAGTCCAATGATTGTGCCTAGCAAGGTAGTCAATAAGTTTACCATCCTGTTTAGTAAACTTAGTTTTCTTTTTTCCAAAACTCACCCTCGCTGCATTGACCACTGTTAGGTCAGTACCCATTTTCTCTACTAATGTTACATCCATTATTCATAATCCCTAAACGCCAGAGCAAAAGGAAATCTCGGAATCCCATCTGGTGTAAGGTTAGCAAACTGTATAGTCACCATCTTTCCAATGTAGTCATCCTTGTTGTCTAGTAACTCTGCATACCATTCAAAGGTTCCTTTGATATTACTATTGAACACCTTACCCGTATCTACATCTTTACAGACAAGATGCTTGGCAGTTCCTGATCTATTACCATCACCTTCATCTATCCCAATTACTAAATATTCAGCATCTTTAAATTCCTTGTATTTGAGAAGTGACTTAGATCGACTCGTTTCATATCCTTTATTTAGACGAACCATAGAACCTTCATATCCGCCAGCAACATGATTATCATATACCTGAGATACTCTTTCAGCATCATCACACCACCATGTCTGAACCAAACGTAAATTATCTGGCCACAGATCAGTAGTCTTAAGCTCATGTACAAACTCAACAGTTCGTGTCCAATATTCTGTATCCATATCCTCTGGGCCGTTGACCTGCGGAATATCGTATACATGATACTGGAGTTTATCTCTAGCTTCGTCTAGTACATCCATCCAATCTGAATCCACACTAGTCGGCTGTTTTTTACGAACCAAAGAAATGATCTTATTGAAATCCTCTTTGAGGTTATGATTGTAAAGCTCACCATCTAATATCAGTTCTGGATACTTTTTAAAAAGTGGCTCTAAGTCGTTCAGCATATAAACCAATGTATCAAACTCTTTACCATTACGTGAACGAGCTACTATACGAGTAGACTCTCTACGGATAATACAACGAATACCATCCAACTTTGGCTGCACCATAAGTGGGAACAAACCATCAACCGCCTTCTCACTATACTTCTCAGCTAACATTGGTTGTAAAAATTTCTTTGTTTCTCCAACTTCTTTACGTGCAGACTTTACAGTAAGTCTATGACCACGTTCAAAACGACTATCCCAAACTCTACGTGCTTCTATCTGAGTTTGTTCCTCAGCCGTTTTGTAGTTTACTTTACCAACATTCTTTTCTTTTATTTTCTTAGGCTTAGTTTTCGTTACCTTATACTCAGAACCAACAAGACCAGACTCAGTATGATAAGAATCACCATTGACAAAAATAGACCAGTGACGTACCTTATCTCTGGAATCAATACTGTAAAGAGTTTCTAACATTACTTTCCTTTTTTCTTATAATCATTTTCATAAAATCCAGATCCAACAAACCTAACCGCAGGAGTACCCAACCGTAGAATAACCTGCCCAGAGATATTACACTCTGGACAAGCTTGTTCTTTTGGTTTGTATCTATCATCCACTGTCTGTTTATCACTGAATTCATAACCACAGGATTTACACCTATACGCGTAGATCGGCATAATCCTTTTTCCACTCTTGACGCTGAGCAGATCTAGTCTTTCGCTTGTGTTTCGGAATTATCACAATCCCCTCTGGAGCGTTCTGATGTCGCGTCCTGATTTGATTCTTCTTTTCTTGACTGCGAATACTGGTGTACTTTCTGTTCCGTTTCGTCATTGTTAAACCTTTGATTGTAATCTAAACCGTAATAGAAATCGTAGAGAGCTTGATGCTCTCTACGAAACTCAGTCCACTCATCACTCCTGATCTTGAACGATTTCATTAATTCTTGCATAACTTGGTACTACCACATCAAATAACTGGTCATTAAGCCAGTCAATCAACATAACCTTAGCGTCAAGAGTATTCCTAACTCCTGCTTCAGTTATTAATTCCATAACATTAACTTTTCCCTTAGTCACTGGACGACTATCTAAATACTCTCTAGCACTATTAACTTCTATCGGCGTTGCTTCTACGTAGCGATTCATAATTCTTTTCCTCAATTGTGTTTAATATACTATATTATACCATTTTTGGTATAGCAAAGTCAAGGTTAATTTCACTTTACTCGATAATTTTTTAAAGAATACCGACCAGGCACATCTAAAAAATCATCAGGCAAACAATACTCTAGTTTAGTATAAGGATCAGTGTAATGACCCTTCCTACATGCTTCATGTACATCTACAGGATTATCTACATGAACATCTTTATTTGTCCAAATAATCTTTGCGGTTTCTATACCATCTTCCGTCACCATTCCCCATGACCAGCCTTTGTCATATTCTGTACTACATCCCATAGCTAACATTGCTATAGCCATAATTAAAACCCATACCCAAAATCCCAACACATATTTACTTTTCATTATCCTTTAAATAACCAACTACTAACTTATCAATAAAATCCTTGATTTCATCCTTGTCATCTACACCGATAAAACCAACTATCCTTTGATGTAATCCTTCCCCCAAATCAATCTTCCATTTCTTTTCCTTGCTATCATTATCAAGAATATCCCAAATAAGCACATACAACGCACTACCCATCATCATAAAAATAGAAATTGTTACGGCTGTAAAAACTTGTTCCATACTATTCATTCGTCCTAAACAAATTTTCGGACTCTCTATACTCAAGTATCTTTGGCTCAGTCCAGAGAAGCTCACCCTTACTAAATAAACTCTCAAACTCAATCCAATAGTAAGACTTAACCGCAGTCAACATCATCTCTAGCTCATCATTCTCTACTAGCTCAATTTCATCATCAACCGTTGTATAGAAATTCAGCAGACCACTATACGGCCATTGAATATATTCATCGTTTACCATTCGCAACATTTCTCCATGCGGTGTCACACGATAATACTCCAATAGCTTATCCAGACTCTTGGTCTGAAAAACTTCTTTGTTGTAGTCTACTGTAACCACAAAGGTTTCGTTTTCCCTCTCCAGATCAGGAAATTGATCCGGCAATTCTTTGATATAATAAACGTAATCGAATAATCCCATTAGTCTGCCTCCAAGTCATACAGCGTATAGCTGCACGTGATTTCTTCCCCCTGATTTATGTTCTTAATAGTAAACAATCTCTTTACTAAAAAGAATGAAGTAGCTTCTTTAATTTTTGGTTCTGGCCAATACTTTACATAATCATGGTGTACAATATCAGTACCAGAAATTAACTTACAATTAGGATCATCACTATGATTGTAGAACCCGCCTAATGGAGTTCTACAATACCCCTGTGGAAATCCTTCTAACTTAATATGAGCTATACCCAAATCAATACCTGAGTACAAATCTCTAGTCGCGAAAATTCCCAATCCATGTATGCCCGAGTCTCCAATCGTCAGACATTCTGGTAGTGGTTTATACACTATGCTTTCTTCACCTTTTTTAACCTTTTCTTTAGTTTCTTAATTTTTTTGATTTTCTTCTCATTTCTCTTTTCTAGGTTTTCCAGTACTCCTTCTAATGCTTCAATTTTTTTGTCCAATTGTTCGCTCCTCTTATTAGCTAACTTCAATTCATCCTCTATTAATGTTCGCTTTACTACATCTAAAAACCAATCGTGCTTCCTTTTCAACATACAGACTTACCCACATACTGATACACATAGGCCTAATATAATCATTAGACCTATTCCTACTATCCAATAATACCCTTCGCTGACCATCTTAAAAGCACCTATAAAAACTGGTATCACGAACAGAAATTCCCTGAACAGGTTGCCGAGCTGCTTTCTCTTTTCGTTCCATTTCTTCGTGCTCCTCATCAGTACAAGACTTATCTAATGGAACATCACTAGTATCATCCTTATACTCATATCCATTCGCTACCAAATAAGTTTCTAGTTCCTCACCGCTAATATCAGTTAGCATATAATCTTCGTCTATCTGAACACACGGCTGATTTGTCTGGCCAGTTTTATCTACCATCTCATGAAAGTTTACTGGATCGTGTATTTGCTTTTCTTCATACTCAATCCCGTACTTACCTAACACCTCTCTCACTCCACGACTCCAACCACATTCTCGTTTTAAGTATGCTGTAACCATAGCTAATTCTCCTTTACTGTTGAATATACTTTTTTAACTACTCCCATGCCTTGCAATTCTCTAGCTGGAGTATACAGGTGATTGCACCCAATGTAATATTCCATCTGACAATGCTCAGCACAGAACTTTAAATCCTGATCTACTTCATGTAGGATTTCAAACCTTTTCATACAAAGTAAACACCGATAATTATGTAGTGGCATTTTCTTCTTCAATCCTATCCTCTAATTCTCTAATCTCATCTTCTAATTCTTTAATCCGTTTTTTCTTCCATTCTACCAACACCCAATTAGAAATGCCGGGATGAGTAGAATCACCTTCTCTGTTAGGTTCTATATAATAATCTGAAACTTGTCTTAATCCAGCCTGTAATGCTGCGTGTCTATACTGTAAATCTTTCATTATTACCTACGACCCCTACGACCTCCGCCACGTTGACTACGAAACTGTTCAATCATGCGTAACCTGTCTTCGGGCGAGGCACTTTCAAATTGCCTGGCTCTTTCCTGCCATCTTTCTCTTTGAGCAGACGACGCATTTCGTCGGCCATTTCTACCTGACGCTTGAGCTGTTCCACGATTTGTACGTTCAGATTGACCACCTTCGCGTACCTGACTTTCAATGCTGCCAGTTCCGCTTGAAGTTTCTCTACCTGATCTTCCAGTTCTTCCCTTTTCATTCCCCAAAAATTCGACCGATTGCTGCTCATAAATAACTCCATTTCCGAGTATCACCTTGCGGTTGGTAATCTCTGTGACTATACTTCCATCAAATTCTACACCTTCCTTAATTACGGTTATTGCTCCACCCCGTGTAGGAGAATTAGACCTAGACATATAAGCCCAGGTTCCTGTTAACGCGTCCTTACCTACCACTTTGGTTCCAAGAAGTTTATATTTCGGACTTCTGTCTGGAGTCTTCCATCCCAATGGACGAAATAAATGACCTGACATCGTTATTGGTGAATAATGTTTCTTATCAGCTTCTGTCATCTCCATGTGTAATGCCATTAACATCGTTTCTAAAATCATCCGATACATCCCCCACTACTATTGTCTGAAATAATTTCGTTTATCTTGTTTAACATATCAGACTTAGCTGTGATTGTATCTACCAAACAATAGACATCAGCTGCTAAATCAATATGTTCTCCGATACCGACAGGATTCTGTAACAAGACCTGTAGGTTAGCTTCCGCGATTGCGATTTCACCTTCTACTTTAGCTCTGGTAGCTTTCAACAAATTCATTCCTAACTTATTCATTTTCCCATTCCTCACGTAATCTATCTAAAAAGTTATCTACATACTCAGGAAAGAATAAACCTACTATTCCCAAATAACCCATAATCAAGTAAGCCCATACCATTCCTGCTGTACCAAAACACCACATCAAGAATTTCCAGAACAATAACCTCATTTCTTCCCTTTACTAAACACTACACCTATTAGACGTTGAAACCAGCCTAAAGGTTTAGGCTGAGGTGAAGTTTTTTTCAATCTAATTCCAGTGTGAACATCTAAATCACCTGCTTCTATTTTTCTTGAAACCGTATTCTTTCTCTTGAAAGTTCCCATTATAGATTTTCAATTCGCATGTTAGTCCAACGTTCTAACATTTTTTCCTTTTCTCTTTTCTGATCTCTTTCCTCAATAGCACTGGTTTCTCTCCTGATAAAACCACCAGACCAAGGAGGGCCATCTTCGTAATAACCATGCATTCCTGTTCTTTCATCACTAGGTCTGATCTGAGCGTGAAGATCGTGTAGACGAATTTTCAGATCTTTATTCTCGGTTCCTAGTTCTATAACTTTTTTCTCTAGGATCTCTACATAGTTCCTAATCACTATAATAGCTTGATCTACTTCTGGCACTAAAACTGTATCATCCATATTAATTTTCCACCTCACCACTCGCCCACAGTTCTGTTAGTCTACGATTATTTTCAACAGCTCGTAGCTTAGCTTCCAAACGTTCGATTTCCTGTTCCAATTTTTCAATATAGCTGATTGCCATTTCTCTGTTTATGGGAACCAACTCATTACCCGCTGTCAACTCATACGATTTTCCAATCCCATCTTTTTTCATAGCTAAAATAATCCTCCGCGTTCAATCACAGTCACCAGACCAATACCCGCCAACCATCCGAATACCCCAGCCAGAAACATTCCAGTAATGGTGGTATACCAGCCAAGAATTTTCCATGTCATTTCATTTCCCCAAACTCTCTTAATCAAATTCATCATTAATACCCCATCATATCTAATGTATCAACCCACTGTAATAAAATACTAGCAATAACACAGACTCCTAAAAATAAAAGAGTTCCGACAATCCACGCGAATATTCTTATCATCCTAGTAGTCCTATAATATATCTAATAATAATCAATGTGACTCCTAGGCCAAATAGCAGGACTAGAGAAATTCCTAGTCCTACCCAAACCCACATAGCTGCGTAAACTTTGTTATTACGATTCATGACCGCTTGAACTGTTCCCATTTTTCATCAAAATCTTGATGCCATGCTCTATTCCTTTCTTCTGTTTTTCCCATACTACGACCCATCTTATAGGACACAGACATACATACGGAAATCAGCACAAGGTTAAAAACGAATAATCCTATCTCAATCATTCTTATTATAAATCTCCCTTACTTTATCCATGCCTTTGAATTCACCATGTATAGAACCTAAAAAGTAGGCCATTACTGATGTAACCGCGACTGTAACTAAGTGTATGATAATTTCAAACTTATCCATTCCTAATGTTCCTCCGGCTTATGCCGTGTACTCGCCTCAAATAATCCACCTTCTCCGTGAACGTCCGCTGGATCAGGCGTACGATCTCTTTCTACACTACTAAAAGGCAACGGGCTGCCTTCGTCTATTAATGGATCAATTCCACCCGCACTGTCCGTCAATTTCAATTCCAGTGTATCCTCTGTAACTTTCCTCTCAATATTATTTCGTTCCTTGTCAATCCTGAGAATGGTGTTGAAAAATCTTTTGGTATCTTCGACACTATAGCCAAAGATGTCGATCTCTAAAAGAGGATTCATAAACTTGACCTTGATTCTATTATTATTTAGGTTTTCCATAATTTTTAACTACCTTTACGTAATTCAGTTTGTTGATACGAATTCTGTTTCCCTCTAAATCTCTGTCATAGGGAGATTCGATATGATCCTTGATCTTTGCTTCCAGAGTAAAGCAATCACCGACTTCGATTAAATGCTCTTCTATTGTTTTATTCTTGGTATAGAAGACGAAAAAATTTCCATCCCTATCGCGACACTTCAATCGTCCACTTTCAGATTCTTCCCCTTTGTCATATTCCATTACTTTCAGAAATAAATTATCAGCGACAGATTGACTAACTTTTCCTATGTACTCAGAATCCTTGACTGTTTCATCTAACTTCCGACTGTAGAAATAAATGGGAATAGACGAAATTATGGTTCCTACTTTTGATATTGACAGAGATCCTGTATGATAAAGTTCCATACATTTTTTCTCATAGGGAGATTCACCCTGTTGAAAATATTCCAGACCCCATCGACAAATTTTCTCAGCTAATTCTGTATTTACGTTTCCGATATAGTCACCGAAATCATTAATCTCGTTTCTATAAAAATTCTCGATTAATTTTTTTACCTGATCGGTAGTACTGAGTAGCTCGGAATCTTTTACAGAATCAGGGGAGAGAAATGCTCCTGCATCTTCTTCGATTACCTTCAATCCTAGTCCGACTACCCACTCTATGGGTGTCAAGCATTCTCCATCTTCGGGAGGCGTTAATGGCTTGGAAGAAGATTGTGATTTTAGATCTTGGAAATAACTCAAAGGATCTTTCCTCTTATTGTCTTGAAGTTTTTTGATCAGGTGCTGCCTTGATTGGATGTTGTGATCTTGATTCATCTCTCTATGTCCTTACTTCTGCGTATTTAGTATACTAGTGTTGTGTGCTGGGACTCCTAGGCAATCTTTTTTCTCAGGGGCGGCATGCAGGGGGAGGAGGAACCCCCAACACACCTGGCAAACTGCTCCTTTCGGTTTTGAGTAAAAATTAGAATGGTGTAAAATCAATTGTTGACTCATTGCCCGGCTCGCTATCTACTACTACTGTTTCATCATGTGCTGTGTACAATTCCATAAACGACGATTTGGTTTCTTCATCGAATCTACTAACACACAGATCAATCGCCAGTAACTTATCTTCAAAAATTCCAAAAGCTTTTACAATGTGAACCAATCGCCGTGTGCTGATAATTTCATCACAACCATCATCATAGTAGGTCTTGCGAATTGACTCCGCCCAGTTACTTAACTTCTCCGCAAAGCCATCATCTACTGCGTCAGCTTCAGCCATGTGTTTGAGTAACATTTTCTTCTCAGTCGCTGGCTGAGGATAGGACTGTTCTAGTGTAATCGCGAATCTCTCTAAGAACGCTTCGTTGAGAATTTGAGTACCTACAAAAGAACCAGACTCAGAACCTTTACCTTTAGTATTCGCTGTCGCTAGGATTGTAAATCCTTTGGTAGGTTTGACCCACTGATTGATTTTTTTGAGAAATACACCCTTGCCTTCTAGCACTGGCTGTAGACACAAAATCTTATTACTAGCTAGGTCAATTTCATCTAGTAGAAGAACCGCACCACGTTCCATCGCGTCTACCACAGGGCCTCTATGGAAAACTGTTTCACCATTGACTAACCTGAATCCACCTAGTAAATCATCTTCATCAGTTTCGATTGTGATGTTGACACGAATACATTCACGTTTCAATTTCGCACAGACCTGTTCGATCATGAAAGTTTTTCCATTACCTGATAGTCCTGTAACAAAGGTAGGATAGAACATTTCAGACTTGACAATCTTTTCAACTTTGGAATGATGACCCCACTTGATATAGGTACTATCCGCGGATGGGATAAAACTGACATCATCCATAGAGCCAACCAATTCGCCGCTAGTCTGACGAGCAGCTTCTGGAAGTACCGTAGTTACTGGGTCAATCGCGGGAACATTTTCGCCGCTATCTGACGAATCGCCATCCAAGACAGATCTGTCTACTACGTAGAACTGAACTTTACCTACTTTCTTACCCTTGACTGCTCCTGCTGAGACCTGATTCATCTTTCTACTGCAATACATTCCGCGATTATCAAACACCTCGACCAACATTGGGTTACTAACCTCAATGGGTGGAGTATCATAATACCGATCCAGTTCTTCAACACTTTCTTTTGTACTCAGTCGATCAATTCGCGTCTTACTCAATGTCATTTCTCCAATTGTTTAATATACTATATTATACCATTTCTGGTAGGTCAAAGTCAAGGCTATTTACTGATTAAATCGAAAAATAGTTCCATCTGGTAGAACATACTCAGAGTGACTATCAGTAGTCAACCCGCGACTCGCGAGATCTAATCGCGTGTAATGTAAACTCATTTGACCTGTCATTTTGACACGTACTACAACACTATCTGTGGTCGATTCGACCCATACAAAACTTCTCATTCGGAACACCTTTTCCTATTGTTTAATATACTATATTATACCATTTTTTGGGGGTGAATGTCAAGACTAATTTCAAACTTTCTTTCAATCGTCGTAAACACCCCTGTCAACAGTGGGTACTCTATGTGTTTAGTTGTCCTTATTAACATATACACTATATTAGACGTTCTCCAGTGGAAAAGGTTTAGGTGTTTCTGAGATTTTTTGATCTTTTCTGAAAAATAATCGTCGTCCACTCGAAACCACAAGACCATATTTATTTGAGATTTCTCAAAGTGTCCAAAAATTGAACAGTGTCACTTTTGGGTGACACTATTTCTTCTTACCACGATCGCTCCAGCTATCCAAACACAGTTTCAAAAACTCGAAGAAAGTAAGAACAACTCCCCAAAGTTCCTTCAAGAGATAAATTATCATTCCCAAAGCTATTACACATACCGTTACAGTTTCCCAATCAATTATCATATCTAAAAAAAGACAAAGTGTCACCCGAAAGTGACACTCTATCGTTAAAACTAACTCTTACCTAAATCAAAGAAAACGATCGGTAATCCACTCTCTGTATACTGTACCCAAGCTTGTTTTGGAGTAAACTTCGCTATACATACTGATTTTCTACCTTTACCTTTACCTCTAGAATGAGTAGTATTAGTAAGTTTACAATCACTCCAACTAGACTTCTTCGCCAAATCAGTTACAAATTGTCCAGTCTTAGCTGAACAAAAAACATAATTTTGGTCACGTCCTTCTTTATTACGCTTCATCGACTCTATTCGTAGTGAACTATCCAATCCAAATTCATCAAACGCCTCTGGTGATCCTAATAGGGCTGACATTGCATGGCCTGGAATCTCAAGTCTACCCGTTAGTAAAGCGAAGTTCAATTTAGACTCAGGTGAAGTATCCAATCTCGGGCAAGCTTGATCGAGGCCTCTGACTGAAGGTGAATTGTAATCAATCTTTCCTTTAGAATCAACCACTAACGCTACTTGTCCTCGCGAAGTAACTTTCTGTAGTCCAGCTGGATCAAAGTTAAGTGTACCTAAATCTATCAAGGTTCTCTCGGTAAGTTTTATCATAATAATTATTTTATAGTGGGCTCCATCACCCACTCAATTACGAAAATATTTTGACCAAGTGTTAGTATAGGCCCTTGGTCTATTGCCATCATCTTTAAAATAAAGATTTCTTTTGAAATTTACAATTTCCATTTGTCTAAAAATCTACACCACATTGTGAGTAGTCCTGTTATCAATTCCCATCTGTAATATATCACTAGACCTACTACTAATAGTTCTATCCCTAGTAATATTATCATACTTTCATCATATCCGCGGGATTTTTTGTCAGGTCATTGGGATCATTTTCTTCATCTTCTTCGCCCTTGACAGAGAATTGATAATCACCACTGATTTTCCCTATGGTAAATGGTAGATTTGGAATCTGTTTCAACTGCTCGATATGATGATGAAGCAGCTGGGCAACCTGATCTCTATTGGAATCTTCGTTGATTGTCAATTCCAATTCCAATAAGATCTCACAGATCGCATCTCTCTTGATATCGCTCATGAGATTACATCTACCAGTGAATTAAGTACCACTCTATTGGTCAATCGAGCTTTGGTATGCTTTTTGAAAGCTGTGGTAATTCTACCTTTCTTTAATCCGCGTTCAATGTCAAATGTATCATTTTCCGTATCAAGATCTTTCTTACCTGATTTCAGTACATAGTACTCAGAATATCCACGAACATCAGTAAACACCGCGGACTTGTTCTTATAGAAATCTTTGATCTTCTGATCATTTTCTTCTGTCTGAGGTAATTTGTAACGTAGGTTATACGCACGGCCGGGAGTCAAAAAGAATCCAACCGTTTCAATACCACAAGTATCCTTCAATGATTCAAGAAGGGCGTTGGTCATTTCATTACGATTTCCCGCGGGATACTGATTCTTAGTTGTTTTATTGGAAACGATTCTTTCTGAAGATGAATACATATTAGACGGACGTTCCATATCTTCAGGATAGTACCGTACATCATTACAATTTGATTCACCATCTGTCAACCAAACCGCGGTTACCTTTTCCAAGTTGTAGTGACTACGGAATTTTGGAATCAGATCATGTGCGATTACGATCGCTTCGTTCAACGGAGTCGAATTCAGGGAGTCATTATAGGGTACTGATCTCCAGTAGGTAGTATCCAAATTTGTCGCCATGGTGAACAGGTTGAACATCGCTTTATCAAAGGAACTGTTGTTCAATTTACTACTTAGTAATTCACGTAGACGGAAGTTTGAAATTGTCAAATCGCCGATGTCATAGTTGACCAAAGGATGACCATAGTTGATTGAATTTTGATGATCTGATTCATTTGGTTCTACAACGCCGGACATGATTTGACTAACTTTCATACCCGCGTCAGTGAAGGAATAGAGGTGAAATGGAATGTCTACTTTCTTACAGAACATCGCGAGTGTCAGTGATTGACGGATAACCGCACCGATTGAATCGGACATAGAACCAGACCAGTCAACGAACATCACCAGACCATGATTTTTCCCGCCAGGAATTGAGGTTACTCGACGAAACAGGTCATCATTGAACTTGTATGAGTGAAGCTTGTTCACGTCGATTACACCAGTTTTGGAAATACTCGCACGTGACATCTGTTCTGCGTTTTTCTTCAATTCAAACTCTTTCGCCATGTAGTTGACTACCTTGACAGTATCTCGTTTGAATTTGGTGAATTCCTTACGTACCAAGTCAGCCTCTAATTCATTGGTGTAGTAAGCCTCGATTTGACCATGAACTTCTTTCAGGTCTACCACAAATCCGTCAGAATTGATCTCTGGAATGTAGTAGTAGTTAGGAGAAGCTGATCTTCCCCACTGATTTTCTTCAACCATGTCATCAAGTGAATCTTTCAGGTTATCAGACGTTTCAGAATTGAGTTTATCAGTCAGTTCATCCGCACCTTTTTGACCACCAGCATTCGGACTACTGGAATCAGAATCGGTTGAATTTTCTTCACTGGACTGATCTACATCGCCAGACTGGTCATTACCATCATCTTCTGGTGATTCTACCTTTTCGGTATCATTATTAATGTCAGATGATGGACTAGGAAACTGTTCATCATCGCCATCAGTCTGAGCTCTTACCATTCTATGTTCAGTGGAAGTCTCAGCTTCGTTCATTTCCTCAAGGGCTTTGTTCTTCGCGTATGAGTAGATTTCCTTGACCACTTCCATTACATCATCAAAGCTTTTGGTATTTTCTACTAGATTCAGGAAGGGCTTTTCTTCTGAGTTGAACGGTACACGGACATGGTTTCCAACCTTGAAAAACAGGTTGATTCTGTCAATCAGATTCATTTCTGATACATCGCGATCTTCAATTTTGAACTTATCTTCTTCAACCAGAGTCTTATATCCGTTGAAAAATGATCTTTTCAGCCCGGGGAATTTGGTCTTGATCTCACGTTCAATACGTGCGTCCTCGACCACATTCATATACGTGTGGACTACCTGAGGGCGATCTTCATCAATATTAGTGAATACTGAATCATCATCTAATTGTGGTGTATTGAGTGCGTGACTTACTTCGTGACCTACCAGTAAATTGTGAACGTCATTAGACGTATGTGACCAGTTGGGAAGTGACAAAACACGATTAACAGTATCGAAAACCGCGGTTTCAAATTCACCATACTCGACGGTGAGATTCTCTGTCGCCATTAGTTTGGCCAGCTTATCTTTGAAAATTTTGTTGTTGTTGGTCAATTTCATCTCTCTTTTCCTCAATTGTTTATAGTACTATTATACCATTTTTGGTACATCAAAGTCAAGACTATTTTCACTTATCTGAGAACTTTGTTTTGAGTGTTGTCAACAACATTTGTTGACGGTTCGTATTTGAATCCCATTGTAGAGCGACTAAAGTTAGGACTAAGCTGTTTCATCACATTCACTGGAATAATCTCAAACAGGTTACAATCTAGTGTGATTGACAGATCTTGAATCCGTTTGATGGTTTTGAGTCGTTTCTTCTCTTTCACTATTTGTCCTTCGTTCTTACACTATATTAGACGTATTCCAGCCGAAAAGGTTTAGGTTAAAATGAACTTTTTTACCCACAAACACTAAATAATATTCCAGTAAATATCACCATTCCCACGACCAAGCCCCATTTCTGAATTTTTGTTAGTGGTGATTCCTTATTCGCGACATATTTATCAATCACTTTCTTGGTTCCAACAAAGTAAAAAACTACTGCCACACACTTGATTATATCTCCTATTGTCATTTTATTACTCCCTATGTGAAAAGCTGATGGTCGGAATCGAACCGACGACCTGAAGCTTACAAAGCTACTGCTCTGCCATCTGAGCTACATCAGCATTGGCTGGGATAGCTGGAATCGAACCAGCAACATTTTGGTTAACAGCCAAACGCTCTACCAATTGAGCTATATCCCAATAATAATGGAGACAGCCGGGATCGAACCGGCGGCCTTTGCCGTGCAAGGGCAACGCTCTCCCATCTGAGCTATATCCCCATATGTTTATCAACCTATTTTCTCCCCCATTTCTTACCCGTTACAGGATCTATACTAGCTTTCAACATCTGTTCTCTACTACGTTTTCTCTCTAATCGCTTCTTGGTCAACTTTCGACGTTTTCTAGTCATTTGTATTCTCCATGAAATTTTCCAGTGGGGAAGGTTTATTAATCCATTTATATGCATGGTCAAAATACTCTTTCTCTAACTCTATCCCAATAAAATCACGATTGAGATTAAGACAAGCAATTCCCGTAGAACCAGATCCCATACAGTTGTCTAAAACTACATCACCTTCATTTGTATATGTCTTAATGAAATATTCAGACAATTTAACAGGTTTTTGTGTAGGATGAAACTTTTTAGGATCATCATTGTTAGTAACGGGTATATTTTCCAACACCGCATATCCTTCATTAGGTATATCTAATACATTAGGTATATCTAATACTGTTCTTGGATGACGGATTGTCGTACCGCCAGGATTTCCATCAGTAGAACCTATATGACCATAATTTCTCAAATTATCTGGTTCTGGTATGTCATTTTTAGGACTTACTGCATTCATTGGTTTATGACCAGATGTAAACTGAGGATTGTATGTAGGAAGTTTTTTATAAAAAACTAAAACATACTCATGGGCCTTCAGTGGCATTTTCTTAGAATTAAGATGTCCTGTCGCTTTATTCTTATGCCAAATCCAATCATATCTAAAATCATCCATATTAGACATCGCGAGAATTTTATCAAATGGATTCGCTGCGGTCAATACAATCGCACCATTAGATTTAACTATACGAGAATATTCACTCCACAATAAATCCAAAGGAATTATACTATCCCATTTATTTCTAGTAGTACCATATGGAAGATCACAAAATACCATATCAACCGAATGATCCTCTAATTCCGACATAATTTTCAAACAATCACCATTGTGTAATCTATACAAATATCATCTCCACGCTTCGATCAAAGGATTTAGTATCTATATTTTCAACACTATCTACTGATAATGTATTATGAAAACTTTCTTTGGTATAATAATTAATACCACTAAGATCATAACTCACTGTTCCAAAATAAACTTTACTCTTAACATCATCAGAAAATATATTGATATTATCAAGCAATTCGCCTAAATCAATATAACTAGAATCCTTTTTATTCATTCTATTACATATATCACTCTTATAGTTAGGTACACTATTAGCAATATAGGTTACGAAAAATATGTTCACATCAGGATTGGCACCAAGAATACGACAAATTTCACCTATGCTAGTATTTGCATTATTTGCCCTGTTTTTCTGAACAGATGAAACGAATGCTTTACCCAAAATTACAGTATGTAACTTTCCTGTATCTCTATCACATACTTTAATATCAACACTAAAAGTATTGCCATATACACAAGGTATTTTAGATTCATACTGAATACTAAATTTTCTATCAAAATCATCTACCTGACTAGAAATAATTGATGCAATACCTCTATGCAGTTCATCCGTTCTGTCTGATTTTCTCGATCCATTCCTACGAGTACCTTTATGTAAGTGATTGTAAATAATTTCTTTCATATACTTACCTAATTTTGTTGTTAATCAGTCTGTAAATACTTCCATCTCTTACTGGAGAATACATCAGGGCCAGGCCTACAACTCCACCAATGAAAGCTCCGATTGGGGTTAAAGTGCCCCATTCCATACCGCCACCAACACCGATAATTGTCAAAACGCCTACCATGTATCGTATCATCAAATACCCCTTACTGTAAGGTTAAAGACAGTATGTTGTACATTTCGCCTTTCCACGGCATTTGGAAAGCTTCCGATTCCGTCAACTCCGACGCACCATAATCTGATTCATACGAACCTTCATGTGCCGGGATCGTGAAGTTCACTTCTATGTTCTCACCATGTTCTGACTTCAGTTCTTGTAATTGATCTATCAGTTGTTGTAACGTCATTTCAAATCTCCAAGTTCGCGGGTTAATGGTTTAGTTCTTTGTTCTTACACTATATTAGACGTTCTACAGTCTAAAAGGTTTAGGTTAAACTGAAGTTTTTTTGACTAATTGATTTGACTGTTGATATAACCGAGTGATCATTCCGCAAGTGAATTTCCTACCAGTTTTAGTCTTCCATCCCATTACGAATAACTTATCAGAAATTTCACTATTAGTCAATTTCTGTTCACGTAATTCACGAACCTTCATAACCAATTTAGGATCTTTTTCCGCATATGAACGACGACCAGAATTTTTTTCTTCACCCTTGAGATCTATCTGATTATTCTTATACTGATTAGCCCAATCATAAAGTTCTAAAGTTTCTGGTGATAACTTAGCTAATTGCAAATGAGAACCCATTTCCAAAAGAGCTTTTTGAACTTTAAGACTATTTTCTACTGAACTTTGAATCATTCCATTGTGACCGTAAGTTTCCATTTTATATCTCCAACTTTTCAGGTTAATCGGTTAGGAACCTTTCCCAACCCTTCAATACTAATTATACCATTTTTGACATAGCTGTGTCAAGGTTAATTTCACTTTTTTACCCAAATTGGGGCCAATCTGGAAGATTTTTTCCATCTTGTCTCATTTTTTCTTCTGTGTCTAGCATTACTCTGATCTCGCGAAACATCATATTCGGATGAGTCCAGACAAACCATTTTTCAGTTTCGGTTAATAGTCTACCAACCTCTTTCTCTGCTTGTTTCAGTAGTTCCATCTCAGTCATCATCGTTCGTGCTTCTCTGTTCAACATTTCAATCTCCTATTCTTGATTATAGTATATTATACCATTTATAGAGTAGCAAAGTCAAGGTTAATTTCACTTTTTTTCAAACTTTTTTCAAACTTCCATCATATCAGGATTCTTTCTTACCTCATAATCCATCGCGAAACCATTGACGGTAAACCCGTCATATTTTTTCCTGATACGAATTTCATCCGCGATGATATTGACTACATGCTTAGGTTCTATTGTGTTATCCGTATCAACATCTAACTCGAAAACGAGATTAATCTTTAGTGTATTATTCCGTAAGTTCATCATCAGACAGCTCCGATTGTGAATCCTTCTCATTTGGTTCATCAATAATATCATCGAACTCAGAAGCATCCCAGCCACTCTCATGATCTACCGTCATGATCTTATAGCCATTTTTAGTATCTACCCATATGCCATCTCCTAACAAAACATCAGTAATATTATCCTTGTAATGAGTCTTGAGAAGCTTCTTGGTCATGTTGCGATATTTACACTCCATTCTCTTGAGAAGAGCTTCTTCATTCTGTAAGAGAAACCGAATTTCCTTATCGACTAGGGCGTGAATCATCTTTTTACGTGAAATCTTTTTCATAATATATACCTCAAAAATCGGGGTGGCAGGATTTGAACCTGCGACCTCCTGCTCCCAAAGCAGGCGTTCTGCCGGGCTGAACTACACCCCGTTATGTCTAATACTTGTCGTCACCACCACTTGTTAATTGTCTATAAAACATAATACCAAGAGCAATCATACCAATTCCCCACATAACACACGCACCAATTACTACCCAATCAAGTTCTTCCATAACCAACCCCTTTCTGGCGACCACCATAAAAATCCAAACTCACCTGATATAAGTAGATGAGTAATCATTAACATTACCATTGTTACAGTCACAGTGGTAATTAAAATCTGAAAGAACTCTACCATTGTAGGTCTATCAGTAATTATCCTCACAATTTTAGAATAGTCATAATTTCGTATTCTAGCTATCATTAGTCCATCCATTTTCCGTGTTTGACCAGATGTTCAAATCGATGCCTCAATACCTCAATCACCAATCCAATAAGATTATCAGATTCGTATAATCCTTCTGGTACAATCAATTTGTATCGCATTCTTCAAGATCCTTCATTTTCTGTTCAAGATTTTCAACCAATTGCTTACCTCTCTCCTTGTCAGGATAAAATCCCTGTTCTAAAGCTTCCTTGACTCGTTTTAAAAATCCACGAGCGACCAAGTATTCGTGATGTTGTTCATTTGTCATTATATTCAATCTCCAATTCAGTATCCACTATATTCTGAGCTAATTTAGCACAGGAACCAATAGCATCAAATCCAAGTTTAACTCGTGCCATCATGATAGGTGAATTATTGATAATTCCATCCCACTCCAATATATCAGAAATTTCTGATGATTCGTTCTTCATCCTGTCCAATAAATACCTAAATGAATCTGGTAAAATTATTTTTATCGTAGGTGGTGTAACCATTTTCCAAACCCCCATAAATCCTTTACAAGCACAGAAAAGGGCGGTAACTTCCTAATCTGAAAGTCATCCGCCGGTATTCCATAATATGTCTCAATTCTCCACAATATCCAATTTTTCTGAAATCTACCTTTCCAAAAAAGGTATCTACTATACAGTATCAGTTCCTTCGCTATCGAAATGTTCCTCGAAAAGTTCCCAATCAAGCCCTTTATTCCTTTCGACTGGTGTAGAGAAAGCCATAACTTTACCGCCTTCATCTGAAGGTTTGGTATCATTGACTAAGATCCGAGGCCCTGATGGTAAGTTCATCAGGATATAATCAAATCTCAATCCATGGCGTTTGAGAGCTTTCTCAGTCATATACCGAAAAATACTAGGACGAGCCGTGGTAATCACAATATAATCCTGCTCTGGTATGTTATCCCACAAGTGAGCCACACCAGGCAAAATATTATCCAATTTCCACTCTTTATTGAATAACGCATCCAATAATTTGTAGTCCGATTGATGTTCAAAAATTGTACCGTCAACGTCTATAAACCAACATCTATTCATATCCAAACTCATATAAGATCGGGAAAGGCTTTCTCAACCACCCGTTTTGTTAATCCTTTGTACTTAATTTTCTTCTTAACTCCAGACATCAACAGATCAGCTTCTGTTGGATGTAAACCTTCCAACAACTGAATAAACAACTGTTCACGTCTAGTTCTGGTTATATCTCTACCCTGAAGTGGTGTTTGACCATCCACCTGAATAAACCTACCAATTTTTAACGCTTCCTGTTCTAACCTAGCTTCTGCTAGATCCCATTCTGGTGCATCATTCGGTTCGTATGGTGGCTTACTATCTGGTACTAACCATGTAACCTTATCATCAAACACACAACGTAAAAATATTTGTAATCCCTTTGAATCATGTTCCAGTAGGATCTCTGATTTCTTGTTGATAGATGATTCTTTAGACACTTCCGTAAAAATTTCATGTAATGATAATTCCATAATATAATCTCCTAAAATTCATCAATTCTTTCCATTAACATTCTTAACTTATTTTCTACAAAATAGGGCATCATAACCGATCTGTCTGTAGGTTTAAAATTTTTCCAACATTGAATAATATCACCAGACACATTATCTGGAATAACATCACTACTCAGTTGAACCATCTGCTTATTCCTATGATAACCGACAGACATTTCGTAATTACAAAATATCTCCGGCTCCATATCAACCCATTTAGAAACTTTTGATTTGGATAATGGTACTTGTCTATTTCCAGACACAAAGGTATCATCCGGGCTTAAAAAGTTGGGTACACCATCACCTTTATCACCACGCAATATCTGTTCCTTTAAAAATTTCTCTGGATTATCTATCTCGACAAAAATCTTTCTCATAGGATTGAATTGATCCACATTATCGAATTTCTGTAATTGACCAAAATCCTTATCACCTGATAATATCAAAATCTGTTCTTCCATTAAGATTTCTGTTAGTATTGCGATTACGTCATCTGCTTCAGCTCCCTCGACCTCAACCACTAGATAGGGAAAAACATCTCGAAGCTCTGACCTAATCTTATTTAATGATTGAAAAATATTATTCCAATCAAGACTAGACTGTTCACGACCTTTTTTACGATGAGCTTTGTACTCTGGAAATACAGCCTTTCTCCAGTTTTTGTTATTGTCACAACAAATAATCAACTCACCATACTTATTTTTAAATTTAGTGCGATAGCTACGTAGACTATTCAACACCATATGTCTAACCAAATCTTCATCGGCTCTACCTGATATATGTATCTCAGGTTGTTTCATCAAATTCGCGATGAAGATTTGGTTGTAATCAACCAAAATTGCCATTATTAATCCTCTGTATCAACGAAATCCATAACATCCTGTATAGGATGACTCAATCCCATTTGACGATAGATAGCTGATTTCATACAATCAATCGCATATCTAAAATCGACCTGAAATTTCTTATCCTTTATGTCTATACCGTGAGAAGCATACTGATTCAACAAAGGAACAGTAGTTCCTTCTAATAGTTCATCAACAAAAGCAACCTTATTCAAATGAATAGAACCAGTTGCCGTTAGTGATTCATTATTCTCATAGTCAGAAGCTAACTTCTCTCTCTGTTCTGACGATAAAGGAAACTGAATTACATTGTCATCAGTCATATTATTTATTAAATACCTTATAAATTATTGTATTGGTATTTATACGACCATTGGGTTCAAAATTCTTAGTTTTGATACTACCAAACCATCTAATTCTATCATCAAAATTGTATTGACCTAATATTTCACCCAATTGTGTATCTGGATTTTTTAATTTTTTACTACCACTTCTACCATAATCCTGAATAGTAGTACCTCTGATAGACAATCCATTAGGCGAATAATAATATATCAATATGCGATGTTTAGTATTATAGAACCAAACTTCCTTCGCACCAATAATTTCTTCAGGCGGAATACTTATTAGAGATAGTTCCGAATGAGATTCTTGATATTTAACATTTTTAACTATTTGTTCAGGAGTCCTAGACCTAACTTTAACCACACGAGGCTTTCGTTTAGGTTTAGTCAAATGATTTTCACATTCCTGAATCCATCCTTCCAACATCTTCGCATAACGTTTCATTTGTGGTTTAGTGTAACTACTATACCCTTCGGACAAATCCTTATCCTTATCAGCAAGAGCTTCTTGTATTTCACCTAAAAGATTAGTAAACTGCAAAAGCATATACTTAATATCTTTCGGTTTTACCTTGTGACCCTCTAACCACTTAGAAATGTCAAAATTCAAATTACGAAAAGAATCAGCAATTGCCACATCTATCTGAAATTCAATATCACCATACTTAGCAGCAAACTCATCATACTCAAGCACAGGATCTGCTAGTATAGCGTTAACAACCTTATTAGATTGGTCTGGTAATTCCATTTTAGCTTTCTGAATTTTATACCCAATATCATCAATCTGTTGATTGAAATTTTCTTCTGAAACTTCTGGAATACTATTTCCTTGTACAAGAACTCTAGCAACATATCCAGTACCAGCTTGAAAATCATCATCATTCAGATGTTTGAGATCTTTCAACAAAAAGTTTGTCTTACCCCTTTCTGTAAGATACTCCGCAAGAAACTTTTTAGCTTCTTTCTTATTGGAATGTAGATTATAGTGATTAAGAGCTTTCAAAATACCCATTGTATCTAACTTCTGATTTTGAAATGGATCTTTCTTAGGCATTATCTTCAATCTCCTTCGATTCTTCTATTAAAAGTGGATTTACCACTTCTGCAGATGGAACATAAGGAACATCAGGATTTTCCTGCTCCAATGCTAGTTTCTTAGCTTGAACCATAGTGTTGTAGAGTTCTTGTGCACGACCTTGCTTACGTTTGCTCATACCCTTCCATTCCCAAGATTTATCAATAGAATCTTCTGGTAAATTTTGAACCACCCAGGCAATCTGTTCGACTTCATCTGGTAACAATTCATTACCCATAGATAATCTACGATGTTTGGCTTGACGGATTCTTTCTAAACGATTCTTTTCTCTACGTGATTTCATTATCTAGCTAACCTCATGTGCCGTCGTGTATGACGACCTACTTTACCTTTTCCACCAAAATCTTTATCTAACACCAACACCGAAAATCCAACATAAAGGGCGATACCAACTCCGACCGCCCATGCTGTTAGTGTAAGACCTATCATTACTTTAATCAACTTATTCATTACCCAATACCAATCAAATCAGCATCAGTAGGTGTAATTTCAATCTCTGACTCGTACAGTTCCAGAGAATTCAAATCTTCTAAAAAATTCATAATTGAATTTACTGTTTCTACATTAATATCAGTCAACTCAGCATCATTAGGATCACTTGGATCGTTAATCTCTGCTTCATATTCCCGAATCGCTTCATCTTCCATCTTTGTCCAATACTTTGCCATGTCATTTCCTCAATTGTTTATAGTACTATTATACCATTTACGAGGTAGCAAAGTCAAGGTTAATTTCACCTTTTTTGAAACTTTTTTTACCCAACAACGGTTTAATCTTGTCCATTAACATATACACTATATTAGACGAAGCTGCTCAGAAAAGGTTTAGTCCTTTTGAAGTTTTTTTCGATTTTTTTTCCATTCAGGAATATTTTTTTGATCTCTACGCTCTTTCTTCATTTTTGGATCTTTCCTTCTCGGCTGGCGACCCTTGATAGTAATTCCATACTGATCCTCTAATTCTTGTAGATCTTCCACTTCTATTTCATACTTACCCATCTGTTTATCCTTCCGTCGCAAACCATCGCGACATAATATTGTTGTTATAGTATTTACGCGAACCATCAGAGAATTTGGACTCCAAGACATTTTCAGTAAATTGCATCCTAGTCTCATAATATCCTAAATCTCTCTTGGTCACACATAATTTTATAATTGTAAAAGTAAATTTCTCTTTACCCATACTTACGATTTCTTCATTTAAAAGCTCACAGGAGCCCGTGTACGTTCTCCAATCTGATTCACGCACAATCTTCTTACGGTTTTTCTTCCCTTTGATTTTTTTTCTGGTATATGAATGGAATTGTTTACGGCCGATGTAGGATCTTTTGGTCTGGATATTGGTGATTTTATAGACAAATCCAAAGTAGTCATCTATGGAAAAATCCAAATCAGGTTGCCAATGTCCTAGATCATTCATAGTGTGATATTTGCACCTACCAAAAAACTTTCTGTTTCTTCTGGTTCATCTTTGGGTCTGACGTTAATAGCCATGAAAATATCTCCGTCAAGAAATTCTTCTGGCATCATTACTTCAAAAATATGGTGCGGATAGTGAAAAGGCTTATCTGGATTTTCAGCGGTTGGATGTACTTCTATCTTCCAAGAATCGTATACGTCTTGATCAGTATACTTTATAGTTCTCATATAAGAGTACCATGCATTTTGTGACATAAAATTGGTAGCGTTTGCAGTGAATACACGATGGCCAAACAGGGGTTCATAATTATGAGTAACGGCCATCAATTCCGATTTCAAAATTGGATTATTTCGTTCCCATCTCTCTCTATATTTATACTGTTCACTATTGAATAACATTCCGTCACCTGCGGAATGATCTTTTTTGAGTTCTTTCGGGTAATTCAACCAATATCATTTTTGAATTACGTGCCATGTCCTCTATTTCAGTTACCTCTAATCTTCTTTTTTCTTCACCCACAGGAAATAGCTTTATCTCCTGCTCGTCCTCTATATGTTCTATCAACTCTCTAGCCATTATTACCTCATCCTGAATAATGGTAATATCCAGATCGCGATCTTTCTTCAAATCCCATACACCGACATGAATACCTAAAATATTATCATCTTCATTGAAATACAACACTGCGTTATGAGTGCGTCTGAGAGTAATCTCTCGGATCAAACTACTACTAAATGTAATATTTCCGTATTGGTTTATATAAACGTGATGGGAACCAACAGTCTTTTTGACCTGCTTAAATCCCCTTTTTTCAATATTGTGCTTCATTATAACTCTCCAAAACATAAATATAGAATAAGTAAAAAACAAACAATTTTAAATAGCATTCTTAAAATACACCATTTAGTTGCCATTACATACTAAAACTCTCTCCACAGCCACAGGTAGAATTAGCTTTTGGATTCTCTACGACAAAACCACTACCCATCAAACCATCCTGATAATTAACTTCTGAGCCAGCAATGTACAAAAACGACCTTTTATCCACAATTACAGGAAATTTTTCGTCCTCATCTTCTGCCCAAAACACCATATCATCATCGCTCCATACATCAAATGATAAATCATACTGAAAACCTGAACATCCCCCGCCTTCTACCTTCAAACGCAAACCACCATGACTTGAAGAACCTTCTTCAATTTCTTCCATCAACACTTTACATTTTTTTACCGCAACGTTACTTATACTTACCATTTATTCACCTATGTATAATAAGGATTTTCTCCTTCCTCATGCTCTGTTAGATCATCAATTCTGGTTATTTCTGGAAACTGTGAGAATATTTGCTGTTCTACACCATACTGTAATGTATACTTAGACGATGAACAACCCTGACAGCCCCCATGCATAGTAATGTATAGAACTCCTGCCTCTACCCTAACCACTTCAATCTTACCCCCATGTGATGCAATTTGAGGATTGACCGTAGAATCTAACAGAGCAGTTATTTTCTGTTCAATCTCACTCCGTTGAGGTACATTAGGATTATCTATCACAAATCCTTCATTATTCAGCTCAGTCTTATAGTCAATGGTAGAACCGTTCAGAAAGTTTAGAGATTTCTCATCAATTATCATATCAAACGTATCCAAATTGAAAAAGGATTGAGCTGTAGTATACTCATCCTCTCTAAATTCCAACCCCATCTGATACTCAAACTCAGTAGAATTCTGGCCAGAAATCTTCAATCTAAACAAAGTCTTATCAAGAGGCATTTCTTCTGATTCTATCACACTAGATATTTTAGCAATCGCCGAATCCGTAACCTCTAACTCAAAATTATCCATCTAAAGCTCCTTGAGAATGTTATCACTAAATTTATTTTCTTTCTTTTTTGTTTTTACCACAGTCCTTTTCAGTGATTTACGACTATTCACTTTCTTTTTAGCTTCCCTCTCTTTCGTTTTTTGAGCAGCCACAAAAGTAGCTACTATTCTGCCTATCATCAGTTTTTAATCCTTTGACGTTTGACTTCCGCCCAACTAGTTACTAATAGATTTTTCAAATCTACTCTTAACTCATTACCCCAATAATTATATGTGACTTCCCATGGCTTCAATCTGGTGTTGTAGAGCTTAATATCATCCAATCTACCAGCATACCCATCACTGGCAAATTTTATCAACTGACTTCTGACTGGTGTTCTAGGTGTATGAATAACTCTGACACACTGAGTGTTTATCCATACTGAAACTCCATTATCTTCGGATCTCAATACCATGTGCTGGAAATCAAATGCACGTACATTACGTATCCTTACTATTCTCTGTCTATATTCAACTTCAACAATTCCACGAAATTCATTATCACCATCTTTAAAATAAGTAACTCGTAAATCTCCCCATTCTACTACTATACCATCAACTATTTGCCCCTGATCTCTTTCATTTTCATCTGGATCTACTGAATGAGTGCCTATACCGAACTCAAAATCTAATGTCCAATTTTCAAACTCTTTATCAGTATATTTAGCTGGTATCTGGAATAGTGTAGTCGTATTCTTATCTCCGTGTAAATGAATTACCCCTGATTCTGGATTCTGAAACGATCTTTCAGGCGGTATCCATCTGATTTTACCTTGTGTAAACGCTTCAGCCCCTAATTTCCTATCAATTCTCCAACTATCCTTATTCTCAAAATCCCAAAAATATAACAAATCTCTACTGACATAACGATCAGCAGAAAATACAGTAGTCGCAACCAACATCAGGACAAAACATATTAGTTTTCTCATATTTTTATTCATCTGTTTTTGGATCTATAGTCGTTTTAGACCAATAGTTCTTCCTGTGTACAGCTACTCCATTATATTTTTTAGGTGTTATATGTCTGCGTTGACCACTCCTATTAGGATTATAGGTATTTCTACCTATACCCAACTGTGGATTACGATATTGTCTCATACGTCTAATTCGTTGCATTTTTACATTACCCATGGGCGGTAATATATCAAGTCGTTCTTCCCAAAATT